TCCGTTTTACTCAATAATGAACGAACCAAATTCCACGCTCCAGAGACTTATACGTGTCCTAAATGATATAGATAGGACAAATGAGCACAACTCTGCTGGAAAGATGGATCTTATTATTCAGCTTCCTTATCTTACGCATTCACAAAATAAGAAGAATCAGGCCGAAGAGCGAAGAAAAATGCTCGAAAATCAGTTAACAGGTTCTCAATATGGAATAGGTTATATTGATGCTACAGAAAAGATAGTGCAGCTTAATCGATCCATCGAAAACAATTTATGGCAGCAGGCAACAGATTTAAAGAAAGAGGTATATTCTCAACTAGGTCTTACAGAAAATATATTTAATGGAACAGCTAATGAGCAAGAGCTTCTCGATTATTATACGAGGACCGTTGAACCTATTCTTATAGCTATTACTGAAGAACTTACAAGAAAGTTTATTTCAAAAACGGCAAGAACTCAGGGACAGAAAATCATGTACTTTAGAGAGCCGTTTAAGCTTGTTCCTATTAATAACATTGCTGATATTGCAGATAGGTTTACGAGAAATGAGGTATTATCCTCTAACGAAATTAGAGCAATCCTTGGATTTAAGCCGGATTCTTCACCCAAGTCGGATCAGCTTATTAATTCTAACATGCCGATTGACCAGACTGGTTACGGTATGATTGGCGGCGAAGCAGGCGGACAAGGTATGATTGTGGACGAACAAGGAAATCTCGTGCCTGATGATACGCAACAGCAAACAGACCAAATTGTTGAGCAGCTCTTTAACGATCTTGAGACTCAGATTGCTGATATAGTGAAAAACTATATGGGGGATGAAGAGGAAGAGGAGGAATAGCTATGAAATACACGATCGGTGGACAGCTATTTCACTCGGCTAAGGGTACTGAATGGGACGACCATAAGTACATTAGAATAGAGAATGGAAAATATATTTATCCTGAAGATCTAAAGCCTAGACAATCCCCAAATACCACAAGGGCAGCAAAATCTCCTATAAGTAGTTCTGGCTATAAATCAAATTACTATAATGCCACGACTGCTAGTGGTAGAAAGAAGACTACAAGAAGTACTGCAGCTCTAAATGAAGAAGGAAAAGAAATCTGGGCAAACGTTAAAGAGAATATTACCGAGGAAAAGAGAAAAGAGATAGAGCAAAGAACAAAGAAAAGAGACGAAGAAATAACAAAGTATAAGGAAGAAGCAAATACAACAAAAGAAAATATTACTCACACTTTAAATCTTTTAAAAGAAACTTTACAAAGAGAAACTTCTTCAAAATTAAAAGAGATAAGTGATAAATCTGCAGAAGAAAAAGAATCGATAAGAACAAATAAACAAAATGCGTTATCCAAACTTTCTGAAGATAAACAGATTCAGAAAGATAAGATAAAAGAAGAAAGAGAAAAGGATGTCGCGGAAGAGCGTAAGAAATCTGAAGAGGAGTCTGAAAAGTTAACGGAAGAAGGCAAAAAAGAGAGGACCAAACTTTCGGAAACTTTAGAAGATAAAATCGATCAGATTCGAAACAATTCCGGATTATCTGAAGAATCAAAAAGAAAGCAAATATTAGAATTAGAATCAAGAAATTATACAGAAAAAGGGAAAGTAAACAAAGATATTTACAATAAGAAATTATCAAATAAACAAAGCCTTGCTACTGTTTTAGAAAATATTCGTGGTAAATCGTCTCTTAAATTACAAGATGTTGATAAAGAGACATCTACCAAAAGACAATCTATAACAGAAGAAGCAGCAAGAAAACTTCAAAATGAAGCAAAAAGTACGGCTGAAGAAAAAGATAAAGTTAATAAAGATAAATCACAAAGACAGTCTGAATACCAATCTGACGCAGCTGCTAAGAGAAAACAGTGTGCTGAAGAGTTGTCAGCTTCACTTAAAGCTGCAAGAGAAGCTTATGCGTCTGCTAAAGAAGGTATAAATGCGTCATATGAGGAGATTTATCAGAAAGAATATGATGAAATTTTATCTAGGTATGGTAAAAAGAAGAATGAAGGTTCAAGTGGGAAGTCTTCCAGAGCAGAAGCTGCTAGAAAAGCAACTGATACTAAGGCGGGACTTGACAGGATGAAAAAGAAAAAGTAGGAGGTATAGTAATGAAAATCACCGGCTATGATTTTAGCGGGTGGGCCACTAAGAATGATCTTCGCTGTGCTGATAATAAAGTAATCCGTAAGGATGCTTTTAAAGTTCAGGATGGCGCTAAGGTCCCTCTTATGTGGAACCACAAGCATGATTCTACGAGCGCGGTGCTCGGTCATGCTATTCTTGAGAACAAAGATGACGGTGTATTTACTTATGGATTCTTTAACAACACTGCTGCTGGAAAGGAAGCAAAAGAAATCCTACAGCATGGCGATGTTACAGCTTTAAGTATTTATGCTAATAATCTTGTTCAGAGCGGTAACGATGTCCTTCATGGAGCTATCAGAGAAGTAAGCCTTGTGCTAGCCGGGGCTAATCCTGGAGCTTTTGTGGAATCTGTGGTTTGCCACGGAGAGTCACTTGATGAAGATGAAAGTGAAGGACTTTTGTTTACTGGCGAAGATATTATCATTGCTCATTCAGGTGACGCCGAATCAGCAGAGGAAAGCGACGACGATACCGATGAGGATGAGGAAGATTCTAAGGAGGATGAGACAGTGGCAAAGTCAGCTAGAGAAATCTTTGACGAGATGACTGATGAACAGAAGGGTCTCGTATACGACATCGCTAACGAACTTGCTGGCGGCGATGACGATGAAGATGAAGAAATTGAACACAGTGCAATCGAGGAGGATTCTAACATGAAAAAGAACGTTTTTGATCAGGGCACCGATAACAACCAGGCTGTTATCGCTCATTCCGAAATTCTTTCAGGGATGCTGGAAGATGCAAAGAAGCATAAGGTCGGATCTTTGAAGGAAGTGATCAACGATGCCATCGAGGATGGTACGCTTCAGCATTCCATCGATACGACCGGCATGATCGTTGCCGAGCCTGGTGAGTGGAGAGATAACATTCCGGAAGGTCGTCCGACCGTTTATGGTTTTAACGATCCCGAATTCCTGTTCCCGGAGCCTCACAACCTTAACAACCCGCCTGAATGGATTCAGAGGAACCAGGATTGGGTCTCTGTTCTTATGAGCAAGGTCCATCGTTCTCCGTTTAGTCGCATTCGTTCTACGTATGCTGATATTACGGAAGACGAAGCAAGAGCTAAGGGATACACGAAGACCCATAAGAAGACCGAGGAGATCTTCGGCCTGTTAAAGCGTATCACCACCCCTTGCACAATTTATAAGAAGCAGCGCATGGATCGTGATGATATTATCGATATCACGGACTTCGATGTTGTCGCTTGGATCAAGGGTGAGATGCGCATCATGCTTAACGAGGAGGTTGCTCGTGCGGTTCTTATCGGTGATGGCAGAAATGCTAATAGCCCGGATAAGATCGACGAGGGTTGCATTCGTCCTATTGCTAAGGATGATCCGCTCTTTACCATCAAGTGCCCGGTTAATGTTAAGCACAATGCTACTGGCGATGAGAAGGCAAAGGAAGCGATTAACGCCATTATTCGTTCTCGTAAGAACTATAAGGGTTCTGGAAATCCGATCCTGTTTACGACTGAAGATTGGGTGACCGAAATGCTTCTTCTTGAGGATGGTATTGGTCATAAGCTTTATAAGACCGAGGCTGAGCTTGCTACGACTCTTAGAGTTAGCCGCATTGTTACTGTCGAGCTTCTTGAGGGTCAGACGATTGGAATCGAGGAGACTTCCGGTGGTTCTACGACGACTGTACAGAAGCCTCTGCTTGGTATCATCGTTAACCCGGTCGACTATAATGTTGGTGCTGATAAGGGCGGGTCTATCGAGATGTTCGACGACTTCGATATTGACTTCAACCAGTATGTGTGGTTGATGGAGACCCGTATGAGCGGTGCTCTTACGAAGCCTTACAGCGCAATTACCGTTTATGTCAACGAGGCAGCTGCTGGCTGATAAATTGATGTAAAAATTTCAAAATGGAGAAGAATCATGAAATTTAGTGGGATGATTGGCTTTGTTAGGTCTGAAGAAGTAAATATTGGTGTTTGGAAATCTATACCGGAAGAAAAACACTATAAAGGCGATGTACTTCGTAAGATCGTAAAATGGCAGCCAGCCGAAAAAGCAACAGATGACATAAACATAAATAATCAGATAAGCATCGTTGCTAACCCCTATGTTTATGAGCATCTTCATGAGATTCGTTATATTGTATGGCATAATGTTGCTTGGAAAGTTGTGTCTATCGAAGATAAACGACCAAGGGTGATCTTAGAAATCGGAGGTGTTTACAATGGCAAACGACCAGTTTGAATACGCCGAAGAACATAGATTGGCTCTTCATAAAATGTTTGAAGAAGTCCTTGGAAATAAAAATGTTTATTTTGCGCCACCTGAATCTTTTAAATTAGAATACGAGTGTATTGTATATGAAAGAGTAAGCGGGCAGACCATCTTTTCAAACAACAAGCCATACATTAACGATCGCAGATACACCGCAACCGTGATATCAGAAGATCCTGATACTTTAACTCCTGATAAGTTAGCATCAAAAGAGAAGTGCACCTTTGATAGGAGTTTTTGTGTGGATAATCTGTATCACTTCGTCTTTACTGTCTATTAAGGAGGACAAAGAAATGAAACTTGTATGGGATGAGACTGGTAAGAGAACATTTGAAACCGGCGTTGATCACGGTATTCTGTTCCTTTTGGATAGCCAGAATCAGTACAACAGAGGCGTTGCATGGAACGGTCTTACTGGTGTTACGGAGTCTCCCTCTGGCGCTGAACAGACTGCTTTGTACGCTGATAACATCAAGTACCTTAACATGACTTCTGCTGAGGAATTTGGTGCTACAATTACCGCTTATACGTATCCGGATGAGTTTGGCGAATGCGATGGTTCGGCAGAGCTTTCGACCGGTGTTCTTATTGGTCAGCAGGCTCGTAAGCCGTTTGGTCTTGCGTATAGAACTCGTATCGGAAATGACACGTCTGGTGATACTTATGGATATAAGCTTCACCTTATCTATGGCGCTATGGCTTCTCCTTCTCAGAAGGATTATAAGACAGTTAATGACTCTCCGGAAGCCATCGAGTTTAGCTGGGAAGTCACGACAACTCCTGTTAATGTGACTGGATTCCGTCCGGTTTCTTCTATCACGATTGATTCCACGAAGGCGAATGCTACGAATCTTGCTAACCTGGAAGCGATTCTTACAGGTTCTGATGGTACGGCTACTTATACCGCTGTTAGCCCGGTTGGAACTGAGAATCCGTCTACCGAGGGATGGTATGAGAGAAGTGGTTCCGAAGAGCCTTATACCTACACCCTTACTACCGATGTAACTGTTGACAGCGAAAAGACCTACTATTCAAAGAGCACGTCTGGCGCGACGAATCCTCGTCTTCCTCTTCCTGATGAGATCAAGAAGATCATGTCCGCTGCAGGCTAATTAGTTTTAGTAGCATCATTGGGCGGTTACAGGTAATGCTGGCCGCCCTTTTAAAAAAAAGGAGGCAAAGAAATGTATAAGATTACAGAAACTTTTAAAGACTACATGGGAATTGAAAGATCAGAAGATTTCTATTTCAATCTTGATGAGGTCGAACTTTACAAACTTCAGCTCGAAGAGGTTGGCGGTTTTAGGGAGATGATGCAGGTTATTATTCAGAAGAAGGATATTCCGAAGATGATTAAAGTCTTTGAGAAGATCATTGATTCTGCATATGGTGTTAGATCTCCTGATGGTAGAAACTTCTATAAGGGATATTTGAAGCCTGAGCTACTTGTTGACTTTAAGTCTACAAAGGCATATTCTCAGATTTTTACCCGTTTTGCAACAAATGCAGAAT